CGGAGAGTGAGGGAGTTTAGGAAGTCCACAACACCAGTGTTTGCGCTATTTTGTTGGCATACAGTTGGCGTAGCCCATCTATTCATTTAGGTGGGTTATTTTATCTCCACTATATCCTTTAAATTAATCTTACTTAAACCTGTTCCTTCATATAAATGTAGTATTTGTTGGTGAGTATCTACTTTGTGTATGTATCCCTCTATTGTTTGAATATATCCATCTTCAAAATAACTTACTTCTATATTAGGTTCATGGAACATTTTCAATATAAGTGTATCGTTGAGTTCATTTAATTGATCGTCACTTAAAATAGGTTTCTCAATCTTGTTCTGGTCTTGCTTAAACTGATTCAATCTTTCGTGTTGTTCTGGAATAGTAGCAAATGGTGCCCACTTAACCATACCTCTACCTTCTGGTATACGTGGGTTTAAATATTCACGTGGTATATTACGATAATCGGATTCGTATTTATATTCATCTGGTGCGTCTTGGTTAATAATCATTTTAATCACCTCATGAATATAATAGAACACTTGTTCGTATGTGTAAATAAAATTATATAATTACGCATAAAAAAATAGGGCAAGTGCATGACGACACTTACCCTTAGTATGATAGCTATTTATATTGTAACATATTATTTAATTGTTCCCCATAAACTTCCAACTGAATGATTAGGTGGCGGTGTGCCATCCCATGTACGTATAGGAAGATAATATAAAGTGTTTTTCCATTCGTACTCAATCCAGACATGCCCATCTTGTAACAACACGCCAGTATAATTACACCATCCACCCGGTTGGAATGTATAACCTACTGGGCAACTTCTAAACGGTCCTGTTGTTCTAACTACAATAGGTTGATTACCGTTTGTGAAACGTGCTTTTTCGCTCATGTAGTAAGTGCCGAAATTATTCTTGCGCCAAATACCAGCTACAGTTGACTTAGTATTGCTTGCAGAACTTGTTTTATTAGATACAGTAGCTGTCGGTACTTTGCCTGCTTGGTAAGCTCTAATTTGCTTAATGAAGTAGTCTTTAAGTTTGAGTTTAATTACTTGCGAAGGTACACCTTGTGTCACTGGATCGAAACCAGTATGGAGCTTCATCGATCTGTGAGGACAGCTAGTTTGTGAGAATTCCATATGCAAACGAATTGTATTTCTATTAGCTTTTAATCCCCATTTGTTTAATAATCTTGCAGCTTCTTGAAAACTCGCTTGCTCATTAGCTAGGAATACTTTATCACTTGCACCAATAGATTGACAAATTTCTATACCATATGAGTTTTTGTTACCATTCTGATTAGCTGTATGCCATGCTATACGGCTTTCTGGCAGTGCTTGGTATACTGTGTTCCCACTTATATATGAATGAGCTACACCACCTTCTAAACGTGATAGAGGTGCATTCACTAAACCACGATGATACGCTTCTGCTGTAGCGCCAACACTTCCTGCGTCGTTGTGTAGCGTTATTGATGTTGGTTTATATCCACGATTAGGTAAACGATAACCTTTCACTTCATCACGAATATAAGTTAATTTCTTCATTTTCTTTTTAGCCGGTGTTTTCTTCTTAGCAGTAGTTTTAGTAGCAGATTGTGTTGAAACTGATTTTGCACCCTCTGATTTGTAATACGGTCTTATAAACCACATCGGGAAATCGTAATTATGAACAATTCTTTGCGCTACTTCTGTTTTTGCACTTCCCCCACCAAACCAATTTTGATCTAATGATTCGAATTTCATATATTTACCATCATAATTACCTTTTGTAACAACAGCGACATGACCATATCCACCACCATAGTTACGATTAAATACAACTACGTCGCCTTCTTCTGCCTTGAAACTAGTTGTGTTGTTGTACACAGTTGCCTCACCTTTGAAATTATTCACATTAGGTATGTCGGCAGCACCAGCCCCTTTTAATCCATGACCAAATAATTGATACCAATAATAATTGACACTGTCGAAGCACTGGTAGCCATAAACTCCGTCAAAGTCCCAACCTTTACCTTCTTGTGATTTAACATAAGCAACTGCTTCTTTCTGTGTTAATTTAGCGACCATTTTCTTCACTCTCCTTTAATACTTCATCGTCGTGGTAACGACTAGCACCACGTTTCAATTCTTCATCATATTCATAATCTGAAACATCAAATTCTACTTCGTCGGTATCATCAGTGAACGGTTCAGATGTATCAAATTCTGTAGGTGTTAATTCTTTTCGTTCTGGCGTAACTTTTTCATCGCTAACCACTCTCTGATATTCCACTGGATCAACATTTTCATCACGTGGTTTAGCGTAAGTTTTAGTTATGCCACTGTCCTTCACACCTTTTGTAGTAGGATCAGTAACAACCCCTATTCCAACTAAAAACGTAATGATTGCACCTATCAATCCACTTACTTGTTCAATCTGTTCAGATAAGTCAACGCCAAACGCTTCCGTTATTTGCTTAATGAACAGTAAAATGGCACCCACAATAGCAGTGAGTGTCGCTTTATTTTTTAGTCTTAATATAAAATTCATCTAATTCCCTCCATAATAAAAAGCCGACTCAATGAGCCGACTTAAAAAAATACTTGCGCAAAACCTATAGCTGCTGCAAAAATACCACCTAACGCCGTTATGATGGCAATTGTTACTTGAACAGCACCCATTTTCTTTTCTTTAGTTGTTGCCTTAATTTCCTTTATTGCATCTGTGTTTGATTTTGTTTGCGTCTCGATATTAGAAACGCGCTTATCAAATCCAGTTAAATTGCTATTAATCTTATCTAAACTATCTATCATTTTATCTTGTTGCTTCATCGTTTGTTCGCCTCGTTGTTGATCTAACTCTAACTTTTTATCTAGTTTATGATATAAGTCTTTTAACTCTTGGTCACCTCTGTCAATGTACTGATATATTTTTCGTTCACGTGTATTAAACACATCGTGTGTAACAAACTTATTTTCGTCTACCATATAACTCCGCACCACCTACAAACGATGTAACACCAGTCCACGCTGTTAATACTAAAAAGTTGAATGGTGTTAGCCAATTTAAGTTATTGTACAACCCGGCACTCGTCATAACGAAGTAGAATATCGACGAGGTTAAACCGCCTACAAAGATGAAGAAATAATATTTGCTGTTTTCTCCCATACTTGTCACAAATAATGCACTCATAGTATATAGAAAACCAGTAATCATAATTATTAAACCCCATAACCAAATAGGCATGATTTCATTTAAAGCTAGATAAAAAGGCGAATCTTTCAATATTGTTTCTGGACTTGTAAACCAAAGTACACCCCGTCCAAATATGGTCGAACCTAGTAGTAGGGATTGAGTGATTAACAATATTTCTTTTGTGTCTAACTTACTAATACTAAATGTCCTTTTCATTCACTCGCCCACTTTCTATAAAATAAAAAGCCACAACCTATTCTGGTTGCGACTCTTTTAACTCTTTGTTTTCTCTAGCTAGTTTTTCCAATTCCACCTGTAAATTCATAACTACATCTTGTAACCTTGCCATTTCATTTTGTTGAAAAGCTATTTTTAAATCTTTATCATCAATTTGTTGTTCCATTTTCTAATTCCTCCAGTCGTTTTTGTTGTTCTTTTATAATAGGAAGTAAGTGGACCCAAAGTCTGTCATATTGAATAGACTCAACTCCACCTTCTGTGTTGTAATCTACATATTCGCTTAGTCCGACACTCTCAACATCTTCGGCAATTAAACCTACATGTCTTTTGAGTTTGAAAGCATCATCACTTATACGACAACCTTTTTCACATTCTTTTGATGCTATTTCTGATTCTGCTTTATCAAACCATGATTTAACGTCTAAGTTTAAAATGTTCTTAGAATGTTCTAATTGATCGTTTGGTTCAGTGTATTGATTTTCAATAGATAATTTATACTTACTAGCAGATGTTGAACGTCCGAGTGTACCTTCTTCTGTGATTACCATATTAGCGCCCATAGAATAAGTACGTTTGTATATAGCATCAGACGCAACACGTCTACTCGCATCATTACCAACTTGCATATAATAATCGCCTACAATATATAGGTAATCATTACCACTACGTCTATCGACTTTATTGAATGAACCAATACCAGCTTCGATTGTAGTTTCTCCACCTGTCGCATAATCACCATCTACGACTGAAACTGTTTTACCGTTTTGGTTTTTAGTGAATCTTAATCCGGCACCGTATTTATAACCTGATTGTGACCCGTACATTAAATAACCATTGGTAGACGCTGCGCCACCTGTGTTTGCTAAAGTAAAGCTAAATTCATTCAACCCTTCACTTGTGGTCACATTTGGTCTTATATAAACTGGTGCGACCATACTATTGATATTTGCTGAGTCTTTAGATTCAACGTACACTCGGTTATTATCCGATGTCAATGCTGCAACACCGTTCACACTGTTGAGCGTCACACCTTGTGCATTATCACTGTATTCATCATCAAAGAAGTTTAATGTACCCGATGCAAGAGATGCGTCAATTTGTGTAGATATACCAAAGTGAGACATGTAAACAGATGATTGCGTATCTTCATTTCTGAATCGAATCATACCCTCACCAATACGAACATAACCACGTTCTTTACGGTTAATATTTTTCCAATTTCTGTAGTATTGACCATGCACGAATATATACTGATTAGTCATTTCTATAAAGTCTGTATTATCTCCACCACGTATGGATATTAAATTTGTATTTAACGTCCCAGTAGTAATTGTATTCGCTACAATACCTTCTGCTGTTATTGCAGTTTTAGCAGTCTTACCACCATCAGTAGAGAGTAACAACCCGCTACTGTTTTGTGTCATAATATTGTTGTTATTATTTTTGTCCATGAAGTGTTGACCGTTTGTATCATATATAATTTCACTTGTAGTATTTTGTATTTTAGTTACCATTGATTTACTAATAATATCTAAAGCTTGAAAAGGTAACGATTTACGTCCTTGTATCAAATCGGCTATATCTTTAGCAGCAGTGGATAAGTTACTTCCATATTGATCTGCCATGTTACCAGTACCGAACGTGATTTCCATGTCTAATATTTGTTCTAGATCATTAACAGACTTCGATATTTTAACCACACGTATTTCAGTATCTAATCCGATACGTTCATCTACTAGGAATACTCTATCGCCTATCACAGCGTGTTGGTAGTTATAACCTTGTTGTGACATGTCATATATATCAGCAGTGAATGAAATTTGCATGCTTTCATCAACTATCTTTTGTAGATTAGCATCCATTGTAGATAGATGTGTAATACGACCATCTCGAATAGGAGGTGCTTCTCTACGCATACCTATAACTTTTTCAAGTGGAGAAGTATATTCACGTTTCAATTTAGCTTTATCAATTACATCTGTATTTTCGTCATCATCTGAATAGTTACCAAAACCTTTAGCATGTGTCCACATTTCAGATGCATCTACTTCTTTTGTGATGTCTTGTGTATTAACTTTATAACGATACTCAAAGTTAGCATCATTACCGAGTCTGTTTTGTAGGTAAACGACGTTACCAACAATGTTAAATTCATAGCCAAATCGGTCGATAAACGTTTTGAATATTTCAAGTCGTGTCTCACCTTCGCCAATACCTTCAAAGCTATTACTAGGTGCAGACTCTACTGTGGAATATGTGAATGGTGTATCATTAAACACAATGTTAAACGCTTCAGTAACAGTTAAACTTTCATCTATACGTTGGTATATACGACTTGTGTTCAACCAATCGAGCATATACAGAACAGCTGTAACAGATATTTGATATTTATTACCGAATCCAGTTTGCTTACTGGATATGATACGGTACTCTTTACCTTCAAATAGGATAATCCACATCTTTAAATCATCCTGCTTATCAAGAAACTCACTGTTCATATCAGTATATTCTATATCTATGTCAATACGTTCATCACCGTTTAACTCTTGATCGTGCTTGATGACACCTTGTAAGAAGTATTCATTCCCTTCTAAATCTCTAATGAACATCAATGTTTATCACTCTCCTTTCTCAAAAGAAAAAGACTAGAAGTTAATCTAGTCTTAAAGTCTTAAAGTCTCAATAGTCTATCATAAACAATATTGCTTATTGCATATCCACCATTTTTATTAGGGTGAACGCCATCACTGTACATTAATCCATTAGCATTAGTTATTAAGAAGTTTCCTAACGTTCTATATAAACTCACATACGTAATATCTAATTCTTTAGCGATTTTATATTGTTTATCACTGTAGTTTTCAATTGTGTGTAAAACAGTGTTATCGTATTTGTTACCACTTGGTGAGATTAAGAAAATGCTTGCTAAAGGTTTAGCTTCTTTAATACGTGAGATTACTTCTTTCATATCTCTTTCATGGTCTGCAATTGGTACATTTTGTGCCATATCGTTCGTACCTAGTAATATCCCGAACGTGTTAGCTTTACATCGTTTCAATTGTTTAACCCAATTTGTACGGTCTGTGCTTGCTATGTGGCTTGCTTTCAAACCACCATTACCGATTTTATGAATAACAACACCTTTATTCCCTTTGTAAGCATAACTACCAACAAACGTTACTTTACCACTTACAATTTCAATGTTGATGATGCGCTTACCTAAAGTTAAAGGTATCTCGGTAACTTCTTTTGAAGTTGCATCTACTGTAGTCCAATTACCACCGTCTATGTTGTATCTATAACTACCTGTATTTAGCGTGTGGATTTCGTAATAATCGACATCTTCATAGAACTGTACTTTGATACTGTCCCCTACAGTTTCAGATTCAACCATAGCACTGTCTATTCCTTTTGATTGTTCAATGTTTCCGAGTCCTTCATCATAGTGTGTCCAGCTACCTGTTAAAGCTACAGTCACAGAACCATTACCAATATGGTTGTTAGCAAGACCAACAAATCCAATACCACCGTCACTATATTCCTTAATCATTCGATCACGTAACGGTCGGGTTAATCTATCACCACTTGTAAACTCTCCACCCTGTACCCAACTATCACCAATAATGGCAATCTCTGCACGTGTGGTAGCGTCTGGGTTCAGTTGTTTACTAATGTCAGCAACATAAGTTTTTAAATTCTGTTTACCATAATACTCTGGAATTGTTACATCTTCTACCACTGTTTCTAAATAATCGTTTGGTATAAATAATTTATAAGGTATATATTCAGATGGTAATGTATCACCTTTAACCAACATTTCTGAATCTATATTTAAAGTTGTAATACTGAATCTTAAATATTCTGCACCTGTAGGAACTGTAATTGTTTTTGTGTTTGAAGTTGTAACTGGTATAAACTGTTTATTACTATCATAAAAAGCATATAAATTGTTAGCTGTAGATTTAGTTACTTTTGTTTCACCTGCTACATTAATATAATCACTATAGTAATAATTAGCGTTTACAGATAATGAACCAGTAGTAGGGTTAACATAATGACCAACTACAGCTTTTCTTTTATCAAAGATATTTTGCGATGTTTCAGCAATACTTAATTTTTCTAAAGAAACTGAGCTGTTAGCGATGTGGTCATTTTTAATTCCACCATTAGGTATTTCGATTCTTAAATCTTTAATTTGTTGATAGAATTTTTCATAGGCTGTCGATGTACTACCTAATTCTATTTGGTACGTTTTATAACTATATGAGTCTACACCTTCGTCAACTGTTGTAACTCTTATATAGTATGCGTTAGATGGTACAGTGAAATTTCGTGACACTTTCACATCGGCAGCTTTAGCAATACCGCTTATATACTTACGTTCAATATCATAAAACGCTATAGCATGTGCTTGGTTTTGTGTATAAGTAGCTCCTGGTTGTACTGGTTCAAAGTCACTTGCTACGAAATATTGACTGTCGAACAGTTCCCCTGTTGTTGGACTAACTGTTTTACCTAAAATCACATTATTAATTCTAAATATATTCTTACCTGTTTTTAAAAAGCTTGTTTTTTCTCTAGCTACTGCATCATTTGATAATTTAGAAGTCATAACTGAACCGTTAGCCGGTACTGCATTGACTGCTGCTTCTCCCGCTATTGATTCAATGACATCATCAGCCAATTGATCTAAACCAATTTTACCTAAATTATAGTTAATATCGTAAATGCTTAACTCACCAGATTTAAGCAAACCGTTCAAAGTCACTTGTAATTCTTGAAATTGTTCTGGTGTTAGCTTACCTTCATTAACTAAATTCAAAGATAAGTCTTTAATAGAATCAACTAATTTAAAAAGTTCATCGAAGTTACTATTTATATTAAATAAATTTATTCTATCCCAAAAAGCATTTATAGTCTTTTTAGCCATTCATTACACCGTCCTATTTAAAATAAAAAGGACTATCAACAGCCACGCTGTCAAAAGTCCCATTCGTTATTTTTATTTTGTTAATTCCTTTTACTAAACTTATAAATTTTCTATTTGTATCTCTTAATTTATTAGATGTACCAATTAATACTTTCGTTCCATCTATGCTTAAATTCTTATTAGTGATCGCTTCTTTGTAGATGAATTTCTCTCCAGTCGTTACATTCTCAATAGTGAGATTGCCAGTAGTAGTGACGTTGATTAGGTTAAATTTCAAATACATATTGCGTGGGTCAATGGTTACATTCCCACCATTCCACACTGTGAATTCGTTTGTGGTGAATTTATACGGAAGGTAATCCACATTTATTCCGTCTGCCATACCATACTTCTCAACTAGACCACTATAACCACTACTTTCAATCTCTTGTGTTGTATACTTCGTACGCCAAAAAGGTAAGCCTGTTATACGTGCGTCAACTTCAAATGTAGAATACCAATAACCGTAACGTTCTGGTGTGAAAGATCCATCGACTGTTATTTTTAACATTCTTGAAGGTACTGTATCATCACTTACGTATAAAAATGGATATTCATCAAATAAATTGTATATTTCATCACGTTGCAACCTGTGGTCGTATGTTCCATGATAGTGTTCCGTCATGAAATTCATTTTAACTTCTCTACCTTTGTAGTTGTACCCGTAGTCTACGACACCCGGTACACCGTCTATTTGCTGTTCTTTACGTTCTTTTTCTATAGATGAAACAAGTAAATCCAGCGGGCGAACGCCCACCGGATAATCTACTTTGTTCATATTTGGGTCATACAGTGTAAAGGTCAAAAGTATATACCCCCTTTATCTCATAAATTGTGTTGCTGCATTTAACCTCATATTTTCATTGTTCATTTTCGTCATTTCACGACTACCAGGGAAATATTGCTTATCTCTAATTTCTTGGTTAGATGTTTCGATATTTTGATTAGAGTTAAGTAAAGCGTCCATCTTGCCTAGTAATTGTTTGAGTAGTCCGTTTTGTTCTTTGATGTCTGTATTCTCTCTACTCAATCTACTTAATTCTTGTTGCTCACGTGTAGCCACTTGTTGTTTCTCTCTTAGTTGATCAGCATATTGGGATATAGCGTCGTACACTGCTGTTTGTGTACGGTTGAAGATGTCGCTTGATGCAATCTGTTTAAATGCTTGGATAGAAACGTCATTAGGAATAACAGTTTCGCCACCACGCATTTGCATGATTTCGCCACCTTCTTCAAATACTTGGTTAAAGCCACGTCTAGCGTTGTTAGTACCTGTAGCGTAACCTCTACGGCTACCTGTTGGACCCCAACCAGTTGAACCACTAGCCATTCTACGTTTCCATGACGCTAAGTCACTTGACCAGTTTGAGTTATTGAAGAATGCCATTAATTGATGATATCCATTTTTAATATTCTTTTTACCTTTAGTAGCATAACCTCTAAATGTACCAGGAGTGTATTGTAGTAATCCTTGTGCTTCGTTACCACCACTATTAACATCTTGAATCTGTTGTGTAACGCCTGCACGTCCGCCAGATTCAGTTTGAATAAGTTTAAGAACATCATTTAATTTTGACCCAGATAATTTTACACCTGTGGCTTTGGCAGCTTGTTTAACTTTAGATTTCCATTTACCATTTCCGCCGCCACCACCGTCATTTCCTTTTAACCATTTCAATGGGTCGATTGGCGTTCCGTTTTTTTGAACTTCAAAGTGTAAGTGAGGTCCTGATGAACGACCGCTGTTACCAGATACACCTAAATAGTCACCTGGTTTTACATTTTTACTTCCGCTAAACGCATGTTTACTCATGTGACCGTAAATAACTTTAGTAGTACCTTTTACAATGTCGACCATGTTACCAAAGCCGCCATTCCATCCTTTTCGTGCTGTAGCTTTACCATTTAGAACTGAATATAATTTGTCATTAACGTAGTTTAAATCGACACCCATGTGAGGACCAGCAAATGGATAACCAGGAGCTCTACCGTTAGGACTGAACGGGAAGTTAATCCCTTTAGAAAGGTCGATGTATCCTCCATCGCCTTCTGCTGAATCTTCCATCCATGATGTGAACAAATCAACAGTTGCTTTTTTCAGCTTACTGAACATACCTTTCATCATGTCGAAAGGTAGACTAGCTCCCTTACCAATTCCGAAAGCCCCCATATCTACGCCAAAGCCTTCTAATACTTTATCGAGCAGTTTCCCTGGCTTATCAATCCAGTCCATTACATCACCGACTGCATCGCCAAGCCATTTCGTACCTTTAGCAGCTCCTTCAAGTGTTTTAGTTACTGCAGCTTTACCACCTTCGACAACGGTACCTTTTAAAGCTTTACCACCATTGACGATATCACCGAATATGTCATCGTCTTTCTTATGTTTTTTAGGTTTAGAGCCACCACCACCAAGCATGTCCCATCCTGTTCCTTTTGCAAATTTAGGTATTGTACCACTTGCAAATTCCGAGCTATTGTTACTTAGCATCGCATGTGTTTGTGCACCATTCATAATAGCGGTGCCTTTACTGATCGGCATTGTCGTATCTCTGTTAGGTGTAATAAATGGTTTACCTTTAGGTGGTATGATCGTTTCGTGTCTGAATCCACCCGGACCATTTCCGCGACCTTTATCTCCTACAGTAGCCATAGTATCTTGAGAAATCTTACCATTCTTAACTAAGTTAGTTTGTGTATGAGTCGTACCTGTGTGGAAGTTGACTGGATCAATCTTATCCATACCAAGTTTTTTACCAACGAAGTTAACACCGTCGATAAGTTTATTTAGTCCACCTTTTACCTTGCCTATCATGTCAGTGAAGAAACCTTTAATTTTACTTACCGTTCCTTTGATGCCATCACCCATTTTGCTCATAATTCCAGTGACTCTATTCTTAAGACTGTCAACAAGCTTCACTGTACCGTTGCGGATAGATGACCACTTTTTGCTCATGAATCCACCTAAAGAATTCATAGTATTTCGTGTTCCTTTAGAAAGAGACGACCAAGCACCACGTACACCAGACCATGTATCTTTAGCTTTATTTACTGTGCTTGATTTGACGCTAGACCATTTAGAACTCATAAATTTACCAACAGAATTCATTGTATTTCTGGTACCTTTACTTAAGTTACTCCAAGCACCTTTTACACCCGACCATAACGCTTTAGCTTTGTTTATAGTGCCAGATTTAATGCTGTTCCATTTATCACTCATGTAACTACTAACCGCATTAAATATATTAGTCGTGCCTTTTTTAAGTGCATTGAATGTATTACGTACACCTGTCCACAACGCTTTTGCTCTTGAAATGGTTCCGTTTTTTAAGTTAGTCCATAGTTTTAAAGAGAAATTCTTAACCGCATTAAATATTGAGGTTACACCGTTTTTCAAAGCGTTGAACGTATTGCGTACGCCATTCCATAATAATTTAGCATTCGCTATTATTCTATTCTTCATCAGAGTCCATACTTTAATAGCAAAATTCTTAACTGCATTAAATATAGAAGTCACGCTGTTTCTCAATGAATTAAAAGCTTTACGTACGCCATTATATAAGGCAACAGCAAGCGAAATAACCTTGCTTCTTATTGTTAGCCATACTTTAAACAAGAAATTCTTAATTACATTAAATATAGTTGTAACATTATTCTTAAGCGATGTGAACGCATTCTTAACACCAGTCCATAAACCTTTAGCTAAATTTACTACTGTGTTCTTAATAGCAGTCCATATTCGGATAGCTATTGATTTAGCTGCGTTGAATACAGTCGATATGACTGTTTTAACAGTTGTTATATACCATTTAACACCATTGACTAACGCTTTAACTATGTTCACAACACCTGTTTTTAAGGCGTTCCACATCCAAATAGCTGCGGATTTAATACCCTTCCATATTGCAGACAACACATTCTTTAACGCTTGCATTGGATTTTGTACTGCAAACTTAATACCGTTCCAAGTTGCAATCGCTGCTGATTTTAATGTATTCCAAATCCAAATTGATGCTGTTTTTATTCCGTTCCAAATGCCAATAATATAAGGTTTAAGGAAACCGAACGTTGCTATTGCAGCTGATTTAATACTGTTCCATATACCGATAACAGCATCTCTGAATGTAGCGTTTGTTTTCCACAAGTGCATAATGCCTGCAACTAATAATCCAACAATAGTAATAACCCAACCGATTGGTCCGGTCATAAATCTTATCGCTAATCCTAGTCCACGAGTGGCTAATGCTGCACCTTTAGAAACTGTAGTCCACACAAGCGTTGCTGCAGTAACTAACTTCGTTTTCAGTGCTGCAATTGCACCTGCATTACCAAATAGCTTAGTTGCACCTGTAGCGCCTAATAAAGCACCTCTTAACAGAAGTATCGGTTTAGCAGCAAGTAACGTTACGCCACCTAATGCAGTCATTATACCCAGTATCTTACCAATTATTGGATGTGCATTTGTCATTGTGGCAGTCCATTTGAAGAAGGCACCACTCATACTTAATACTGCAGCGCCAACTGGTGCCATACCTTTAGCTAATCCCCATAATGTAGAGGTAATGTTCTTAATTAATGTCCACACTTTAGGACCATTCACTTCTAGGTATTGAACAAACTGTTTGAAACCATCAGATTTTTTCAATCCTTCTGACCATTCTGCAAATCCTTTAGTTGCATTCTTTATACCAACTAATACATTATGAGAATGACCACTAAATGCTTGGAATAAACTAATAATACCTTTAAATACATTTCCGAATATACTACCTACAATAGGCAAGTTAGTTTTCGTATATTCAATGAAACCATTAATTGCTTTAGATCCCTGTACTGAATTAGCCCAGTTATCAAAACTCTTAGCCATATTAGCAAAGCCTTTAGCAGCCCAACCATATAATGGACTTAGTTTATTAAACAACGCAGTCGATCCATTAACAAAACTTTGTGTAGCATTTAACAAGTGTTGGAATATCTTAGGACCTTGTGTGTTTAAAATATCAAATGCTTTCTTAGCATTAGCTGAATTTTTAGCCCAATCAAGCATTTTGCCACTTGCTGTTTCTATCTGTGTTGCTGTTTTAGTTAGGAAGGGATTCAATGTGTTTAGTGCAAACCTAGCTGTGTTAATACCATTTGTCATAGTATTGAATATAGCTGCTTGATTCTGCGCAATTAAGCCTTCCCATGATGATTTAAGTCTATCTAATGCTGTCTGGTAAGCCGTTACTTCATTTGTTACTCGTAACTGTCCATCTTCTAACATTTTGAGTGCGTAAGTAGCTTGACCAGCAAACGCTTTAACAGCTACGCCGGCAATACCAAATGCGCCACCCATTCCGATAGCACCACCAGCAGACGCAACTAACATGCCACCTAATCCAGCACCTAAACTAACGATTGAACCTAATATTGGTACGAGTGCTGAAAAGTGCGTAGTCATAACACCACCCACAATACCTTGTGTTAGTTCACCTAAACTACGTAATGTGGTAGCGATACGATCCATTGAATCTCTTGCGCCTTCCCAAGCACGTGTAGCAGTACCCATTAACCTTTGTTGGCGTTGGTATTCTCTCAACTCGTCTGTAGTTTCATCAATACGACCTTGCAACACTTGGAAAGCCAACGCTTCTTTTGCTATGTCATTTCGTAACTTAATAGCTTCAACACTATTTTCACGCTTGTTACGTTTCAGTTCATCATAACGTTGATTCATTCCAGTTATGACTGCACCTTGTTGTGTCATAGTTGTTTTTAATTGAGTGATAGTGTTTTTGTAATCTTCTGTAGTTTTTTCAGATTGTTTGAATTTTAATGAACTCATTTTTAATTCATTGTTCATATCTTCTAAACGTCTTTTTGCTTCACCTAACGTTAGGTTGGTTTCAGAATTTGCTAATCTGAAATCATCGTATTCATTCGTCGTAGTGCTAATTTGGTTTTTAAGATTAGTGAATGTAACATTTTGTTTAGCTATTTCATTCTTTAAATCTTGCGCTTGTTGTGAAGCCTTACCTTGTGAAAGGGAAACTTGATTGTATTCATCTTCTAATTCGTTGATAATTTGTATCTGTTTCGACTGTGTAGTGGTCAAAGTTCTCAAATGATTTTTATAATCGTCTGATTCTTTGGAAGAATTATTAAACTCTGCATTGCTAAGTTTAAGTGAGTTGTTCATTTCACTAATACTTTGTTTAGTGTTGTCTATAGCGTCATCTAACTTACGCATAGCGATAGCTGATTCTGAATTTTCTTCTTGATACTCATTAAATGATGTTTTAGTTTTACCTAGTTGTAATTCTAATTGTTTGAAAGCTAATTGTTCTTTAGAAATTTCACTTCTTAAAGCCTTAGCTTCTCGACTATTCTCACCTTTTAATTCAGATACTATTTTAAGATTATCATCTAGTTGTCCGAGTTGTTTCTCACTCTTACTTAACGAACCGTTCAAACTATTTATATGACGCTCATAGTCATTGGTAGCCTTACTTGATTTCTCAAATTCAGCTTGACTAAGCTTAACTTCATTTCTTAAGTCATTAAGGTTATTCTTAACATCATTTGTAGTTTTACCAAATGTTTTTTGTTGTACTTGAACACCTTTCATTTCGTTAGTGTATCCGTCCAACTGTTTCTTAGATTGTTCATAAGCTGCGTTTAAGTTTTGTAGTTTAATCTTTTGCTCGTCTGTAACTTTATTGCTATTCTTCATTTCTTTTTGTTGATCTTGCAACTCTTTGTTACGTTGAGCCATCAAACCTTCTTGTAACTTAATCGCACGCCCTAAATCTGTTTCTTGCTTTGCCAACGATTCAGCGCTTGCTTCATTCTGTTTCATTTCCTTGCGTTGGTCACGTAAAGATTTGTTTATAGCTTTAAGGTTACGCTCAATCGTGGTCTTGGAAGCTTTGAGGGGATCAACATCCATCGACACCTCAGCACTTAAATTAAAATCTGCCATTCTCTCACCACCTTTTTTATAACATCGCCATCATTTGTTCCGGACTTAATGCGCCAGACTTAGCAACTTTAGATGCCTTTTTCTTACGTTTCTTAGTAGAGAAGTATTTGTTGAAGTCCTCCATTATTATTTGATCAACTTCATGTGGTTTATATTGAGCATTCTCAATAAAATCACGATATACTGCGTAAATATCTTCTACTACTTCGCTTGCTGTTTTGTCTTTGTTGTACTCGCTTTTTTCGTTTGCTTTCCCGTATCGTTGTGGGCGAATATCTTCATATAAGCATCTTCGATACCACCATCAAGTTCTAATCCGTCGAATACTTCATCTTCTGTAAATTTGTCGTCAAATACTGTTACAAGTAATTTAGCGAAGTCATCAAAGATTTGAACGCTATCAACTGATTCATTTTCTATTTCTTCAGCAAGTTCTTCAGCTCTTTGTACATATTCTTGATAACCTTCCATTTGTTCTAATTCTTCACCAAGTTTTTCTACTTCTGCTAATTCTTCATCTGTTTCTGCTTTTTCTAATTTCTCACTATGCTTTTGTTCAGCTTTCACAAACTCTTTGTTATCACGAGTGAACTTTTGGAATTTACCAAATGCTTTATTGCCTTCTTGGATATACTTTTCAAATTCTGCTTGTGCTTTCATTGCACCTAAATTTAATTTATCTTTTGAGAAAACTTTGTTCTTACCATCAATTTTTAAAGTTACTTTAGCCATATTTATAAAACTCCTTGTAATTTAATTTTTTTAAATTTTATTTGCTTAATATTGTTATTCTGATAGCTCCCAATCATCTCTAAATGTGAATCCAATGGTATAGTCGACATCCATAGTTTCTCTAATGTCTAAAATTTCATTGTTTCTTGTATGAATATCAATCGAATGAGTGTCTTTGTTCCAACGCCAAAAACCTCCCCATTCTGGAAGTGTTATGTCATGTCCTTTTTTTAAATACGAGTATGCTGCTTGAAATTTCATGTTATATCCCCCTGTTTAGTTATTTTTGTATACAAAAATAGACGACCTTTACGGTCGCCTTAAGTTAATTTATGCTGCTGGTTCGCCTTCTGGTTCTGTTGGTGCAGTCGTCACTGTACCGTGAATAGCGTTAAGGAATTCTTTTTCGTCAAAATCTGGGTCGCCACTGTGAATACGAGCGAATACTAATTTATCTTCTTCACGTTGCATGAACGATCCTTCCATTTCGATTTGGTCTTGTTGTTCTGGTGAATCTTCCATAGTAGATGCACTAGTACCCGGAATATTGAAGTTACCACGTGTTAAACCGTAATGAATGTATGTTCCATCATTACAACGGTATTTCCAAGTTGCAGAAACATAAGGAGGTACTAAATCTGATTTGTACAATTCAATACCATTTTCATTCGGCACGCCTAGTAATTCGTTACGTTCTTCTTTAGTAAGTTCCATTAAACTTGTAGTTAATGTTGCACCAGTAATACCACTGAATAACGCTAGTTTTTTAACACCATCTGCGTATACTGGTTCATTACCTTGTTCTAGTTCTAATTCGATTTCTTGTAATCCCGGTACATCTGTAATTTCCCCAGCTTTTTCTACACCGTTACCTACTTGTTTGCGTACTTTAAATCCTTCACATGTAATTGCTACTTTTTTATCTGCCATAGTTTATTTCTCCTTTTTATTTAAAATAATATTAAAGCTAAGCATTTGGTTATAAAGACTAAAGTCCTCATCCTTGCTCAACTCTCGTTCAAAACAAATACCGTTGAGGTTGTCGATAATTTCAACCACACGCTCATTTATTGAATGAACATCATTGATTGATTTACCAAAGGTTTCAACAGCGAACAAATAACGATAATGACTACTGCCGCCATCGTTTTCTAATGCATTGCCATTCATGATTTCAGTCAATCGCATGAATGGTGCTTCTTCTGTTTTCTGATATGATTCGGGTATTTCAAATGTGTATATTAAAGGCTGTTTAGCGCTTGTTTTACGGGCTTCATTCATAAGGTTAACCAACTGTTCATCTTTGCGTAATACATCCCACATACGTACGATAGGGTGCCTATTTGACATCGAATACATCTTCCATAGCTTTATAATAAATTGCTAACACTGGACCCTTTGCTTGTTCGTGAGATTTACGTAAAAAGTGCTGTGGTGGTTGTCCGACTTTACCCTTAACTTTTGTACCAACATCTGGGAAGTGGATATACCAACCAGACTCTTTGCGTGATTTACCCATTTGATAACCAACTTCTTTTTTAGGATATGCTTCATTACGTTGGAAGTTAGATATTTTGGTAACGTCTCTAGCATGATCACTATGTGTTTGTTTATCTGACACTGGCGTGTTCATTTTGAGTATGCCTTCGTAAGTTTTAGAAGCGTCTGTAACGGCTTTACGTGCCTTTTTCTCGCTTTCCCATATCAACTTATTGAGTTTATCTGATATATCCTTATCTGAATCTCTACGTTTCGTCATTCAACCACCTCACATTTCAACTGTTGGCGTTCCATATCTTGAAAGTCCGTTTCAATAGTTTTGATTTCATATTGCTTGCCTTTGAAGTCCACATATAAACCTGAATGTATATCTGTTTTTTGTCGATAACGAATGATAAATACTATCGTTTCACGCCTTGTGTCTAGGTCCTCGTTTCTAAATTCTTTAATAGTAGTTTTTGACACTTCACAATACGGAGTAGCGATAGTGGTCGGTACTTCTTCGTATCCACCTTCATCATTAATTGTGTTTTCGACTGTATAAATTTTTATTCTGTGTTTGAGTTTGCCGATTTCCATTTTGCATACTCACCCCTTAACGCTTGAATTAACGCAAGTGATGATTGAGGTATATCGACTTTCTCAAATTGCGTTGTGATAGAACGATTCTCGTAATGATGTGCAACATGATTAATAACAGCCAAATTAAAAAGGCTATTCACTTCATCGTTAGATGTGTAAAAGCCTTCGTCATTTGTTACTGCACCTTTGACCTGTCGCTTTGCAGATGGCAAGTAAAGGTGTTCTATTTCGTTATCATCAAAATCATGATCTACACGAATAGCATTTTTGATGTTCTCAATTGTAAGCTCATACACATGTATCACCTACTTTTTGTCTGAACGTTTTAAAAAAGGACCGTCAAACTTTTTATCAGCTAAAGTCTTTTCAACTTCTTCTGAACGTTTAACAGTCATTTCTACCTCGTCATTTTTCTTTAGTTTTTTATCTAATTCTAAATCGTGGTAAGGTTTTAACACTTTGAATTTAGCCATCTATTTCCCTCCTATTATGCTACTGGTTCTGAACCTGTGCCTAAGTCACCAGCAGTACCAGTGTAAGTAATGAAACGACCCGCTTCTTCTACACCTTTTTTAACGTCGAAACGCATGTAAGCTGCTAAGATTTGACCATAGATTTCATTTTCTACCCATTTAACAGATGCTTGTTTACGGTCTGCAAAGAATACTGCATAGTTTAAGTCACCAATAAATGCTTTCTTATCACCTTTAGCGCCAAATAATTCATCTTTGATAATGAATACTGGGCGACCAAATAATACTGTGCCTGTTGGGCTTGTGATGTCTTGTTTCAATAGGTATTGACCGTTTTTATCTTTCAATGTGTCTAACGCTTGGTAGAACGATTGAGATACAACTAGTGAAAGGTTGTAAGCTGGGTCAATCTCCACGTTGATGATAGCTTTAATGTCGTCTAAATTAGCAGTATCAACTGCTGCAAATGATTTCATTACATCAGCAATGTATTTGTTAGTAGTGTTTACTGCTTGGCGTGCGTTGTTTTTAGCAATGATATTCGCTAGGTTAGCTTCTGAATCGTCTAACGCTTCTTGTGACACTGGAATTTGACCACGGTAAGTTTTAACTTTGTAATCAATGTCAGTGAATTTAGGAGAAGCAAGCTCTGGGTTCTTAGCTAATTCTTCCACACTTACCATTGTTTCTTGTGCTGGATTTAAAATCGGGTGTGATCCAGACGCTGTTGTTACTGGTTGTACGTTAACGAATTTTTTCAAGTCAACGAATGTTTCTGGTAATACTTCTGGAGTATATTTAATATCTTCCGGAATGATTGGTTGTGCTTCTACAGATGTAACGTTGTCACGTTGCGCACCTTTCGATTTAACATAATTTAAAAACGCTTCTGTTTCTTCTGAAAACTTGTCTTGGTTACCCAAAATTTTTCTCGCCATAGAACGTTTGCCCCCTAGTTTCTTTTTCTTTTCTTCTTCTAATTCTTCTGGTGTTTTTTCTCCAACCGGTGTTTCCGGTTTTTCTTCTGGTACTTCTTTCTCGTCTGCTTTAGTTTCTTCGTCTTGTTCCGGTTTCGTTTTTGCGTCTTTTTCGAGTGCAGATTCAGCGTCCGGCTTTTCGTTCTTTTCTTCTGTTTCGGTCGTTTCTTTTGGTGCTTCTGAATCACCACTGATTTTCTCTTCAGCAGATACAGAATCTACAACTTCTTTTTCAGCGTTGTAAGCTTCTTTAGCTTGTGCAATTTCTTCTTGCAACTTACGAGCGCTTTCAATATCGCCTTTGTTAGCTGCTGATTGTGCTTGGTCAATTAAATCATTAATCGACTTCGCCTGTTCCTGTAAAGTTGGCATACTTAAAATCCTCCTTTTAATAGTTAAAAATTGGCATGAAAAATAGCGATTAGAAGAAACTATTCAAAGTTTCTGAATCGCCATAATCTACGCTTTTTATAAATACGTTTTTGTTCATAACGTGTCTTAATTCATCTGTATAACTTCTTTCGTAGAATTTTAGTTTTTCTTCAAAAGAAACATCTGGTATGCAAATAACTTCAACTACGTTTTCAGCTTCAATACTTACAAAAACAAAAGGTTTATTTTCTTCTTTTGCTTTTTCAAATGCTAATTGCAATTCACTTTTTTTCATAGTTTTCTCCTTTCTCGGCATAAAAAATAGCCTACGTATCAATACGCAAGCCTTCTAATTCAAGCTCAATCTTTACTTTTTCTAACTCTTTAAACTTGTCTAAGCCTTTGGCTCGTTGACCAACTGCAACCGTTGTTTCTTGGTACGCTGGTATTGTTACAATACTTACTTCAATCAGTTCATCAATTTTATTGATAGTTTGTACGTATTCGCCTTCTACTTTTTGCCATGTTCTCGCTGTATCGTCATTGGGTGGTAGCGTAAAAAAGAAACTACATTGATTCACATTGCCTGCTTTGATATTTTCGTATATATCTTTTGCGTATGATGTGTTAGGTAAGTAGCATTTAAAATACAACCCTTTACTATCTAGCGTTAATTCTAAAGTTTCGGCTTTGGTACGACCTACAACTTGATTGAAATCATGATTGATTAAGCACTTAACATCCGATATATCTACTTCGCTTAGTGCATTCGGATTTATAATTTCTTTAAACCCTCCTAAGTCGTCACTCAATGTATCGAATATAATCGCATACCCTTCAACAACCATTTCTTGTTGTCCTGTATCAATCTGACTGTTCGCCACTCGGTTCACCCCCTTTTTGTAGGGAATCGATATTCTTTTGAACCTTACTGTTTTGATATGCCGCTAAATCTTTAAGTAGAATTGTATTCAAGTCTGCCATTGGTTCGTCACCACCTTCTACTGGAGGGTATCCGAACTCTGCACGCGCTTCATTTAACAAGATAATTTTCTTTTGCCACAATTGTGTTACACGTTCCAACTTAATCTCTGGATCACTGTCCACTAATCGTGATACATCGTAATCAAGCGTTACTTCATACGGTGCTTGTGCGAATAATTTTTCTTCAATCTCGGCATTCATCATTGAGAAGATTGGATATAAAGTATTTCTGTAATACTCAATGCCAGAATCTTTAAGTGATGTATTAACCGTTTCGATACCTAACTTAGACATCGGTAAACCGAACGCTTTCGCAACCTGTTGTGTACTGAATTTATAACTATTTAAGAAGTTCAATACTTCGGTCGGTACTTGCAAACGGTCAAAGCTCATAGTGTCATCAAGCATTATCAAACCACTATTATTTCTAAGTTGACTGTTTTCAAATTGTTCTTTCAACGCTATGATTTGTTCATCGCTGTATTCAGAATCATCATATTTGAGTATTGCTGTAGATGTACCACCATTTTTAAAGAAGTCATCTAAGAAACGTTTACTACCCATTGATATGCCTATCTCATTAGCGAGAGAGAATAGAGGGCTGTAACCATTGAAACCATCTAACGTGAACATACGGAAATGCAATACATCTTCCACATCCAACTGAACATGTCCATCAAGTTCATCTATGTAGTGATACTTGATTTTGTCATCTTCTTGTTGAATAGAAGTTGCGCTATTCTGCATGTGATACAGTTCGATAGGTTCGCCTTTTTCATCACGCACAATCTCAATGTATGAGTTGCCATTTAAAAGCATGTTAGCGACGATAATGTATTTGAAATGCCAAGCATCTAAATACGGATTAGGTCGCTTATTCAGTAGCTTGAGTATCTTCTTATCAGCGTCTAAATAACTATCTCGGTCGTTAAACTTAATACTGGTAGAAGCGATGTCTTTAGATATAATGTCGATAGCTGTAAACACATCACTATTTTTAAGCGATTGTATTCCGGACCATGCCATTCCACCTACGCCACCAACTTCGGTTAGCATTCGTAATGTGTTTTTATCCACAGATACGTTGTTACTACGTTTGAAACTATTAAAATTAAATACTCCCATTAACTATTTCCACCTCCCTTCTTGAAAGGTTCGTCTATTGTCATAGCAAATCCCGTTAGCAATAGTCCACCTACGATAAAGCCGAGAGGTTGCCACGCTAAATAAGCACCATAAGCGATTGATACAACGCCTATAAGCACGAATAGGATAACTAATATGTCTTTTGTTAACTTCACGTATACACCCCCTTAAATGATGATTGGCATTCGTTTCGGTTTCTTCTCCCATTCATGTTCACTAGCAATAACATAAGCAAAGATAGTAGCCATGAGTGGGTCGATTTTTTCACGATTGAGCTTTTTCTCTATCATAATTGCATCGTTAACGTTTTTAGCAATAGCATTTTTAACTGCCATATCTAACAACGGGTTTTTATGATGCTTGATTTCTTGATTAATGACTTTCAATCTAAAGTCGATATTAGGATTAGACAGCGTCTGTTGACCCTGCCTTATTTCAATTAACTCATAGCGCCAGTTTCTTTGCTCAATGCTAGGCAAATAAGAATGAATGGCGTATGGATCATAACAAACTGCTTGTATATCAAGATTATGTTCAGAAATATAGTTCTCAATATAATTTAATACTTGCGTTGGATTGATAATTCCACTTTTCAAATCTGTAATCGAACAGTAACCATGTTCAGACATTAATTGATAATCAATCATATCTCTTTCAATCTTAGACTGTAGACCACCTTTGGTACCCACAAAAGAGTGAGAGGTTACATAGTATTCACGATTCTTTTCATCTAAATGGATAAAGGAAACAGCGGTTAAATCTTCCGCTCTCGATAAATCTAACCCGACATACGTTTTAGAATCCGTAATATCAAAGTCTGATTCATTCTTTTTCCAATCTGAAAAATCGAGATAAGCTTCTTCACTAGCTGCACGCCACATATTGAAGTTCTTTATCAGTATTCCGTTTAATCCACTTCCGCTTTCTAATGCTGCGGTTACTTCTGGTTGAATATTTTTAGTTAACACTTTCTTTAATGCTGGTATTTCAAATAATGGATTAGACTTTATCCATGTTTCTTGGTCATGTATTTCTTCTTCGTTGTCTTGTTCTGCACAATATACAAAATAGTTTTCATTAGTAGTAACACCATCAAGTATCTTGTCGATGTAAATATATTCTTCATACATAGGACCAGTCATATTTTTACCAGCTGTAGAAATAATAATAAGTGTAGGATTATCAAGTAACACTTGTCCACGTCTTAATGTTTCGTACATGTTTTTATTTTTAGCTTCATGGTATTCATCAATGATTGCGTAACTGAATTGATAACCTTCAAGATTGGAAGCGTCATTTGATACTGCTTTAATCTTACTTCGGTCAACTGTGTTCAAAACTTCCTTCTTACTTTCAGTTATCTTGCTCATACTCTTAATCTTAGGCGACATAGCACGCAATGATTGTATTTGTGCCATTGTCATATCATAAGCAATAGTTGCTTGCTCACGACTGTTTGCACTCAATCCAATTAATCTTTCGTTTACTGGGTCATCACCCATAAGTAGTTCATAGAGTGAAAGACCCGCTATAATCAGTGTTTTACCATTTTTACGACTCATTGAAAGGTACGCTTTTGTAAATCTTCTGTAACCTTCGTCATTAATCCAACCATAAAGTGAACCAGTAATGAACTTTTGAAATTTAGCAAGTTTCATTTGTTTACCACTTTTAGGGTCGGGTAACATTTCGAGAAAATTAATAACATGATTAGCTCTTTCAACATCGAAATAATATCCAAGTGCATCGTTTTCTAAATCATCTAAGTGTCTTTGACATGCCTTTATATTTTTATCGCTCGCTAATATATCGCCATTGACTACTTTAGTTGCGTAGTCAGTTACATGGTCTTTAATCTTTGGCATTTAACATATCCTCGAAAGGATCTATACTTTCCTTAGATTCTTTAGGTTCAAGTATCTTCAATCTTGATTCCACAGTTAAACCTAATTTAGGAGCGATAGAGTTCATTGCGGTTATGCTGTCACGTTGTATTGTGTAAAAACTCGATAACTTAGTACCTCTTTCAGTAACGATTACCATTTCTTTTTCTAGTTGTTTAGTAGCATTGATGTAATTACTGTACGTTTGGCAGTACATTGATAGTAAAGCCAAGTCTAATTCTGCTACTGGTAACTCTCTAATGAGTGGTAGTATCCTGTTCCATTCTTCTTTTGCTGTTTTATCTAACCACTCGGGCGCTGTGTCCTTCAATTCAGTTAGTTGACCAAGCGCTTTTTCTGTAGCTTTCTTGGTTTCTTGCGTTTCTTTTCTTAATCTACTCTTTTGTTGCGATAATAACTTTCTTTGCGCCACTTTAATCAACTCCTTTCATGAAATAATCAAGCTAAGTGGCTATAAAACTGTATTTTCACTATGTAAAGGCTTCATGCTTTACACATTTTCGACTTTTATTTTCAACAATCGCTACAGATTAAGAGTCGATCGATTTAAAATACTTTTAAAAAATGTGGGCGTCAAAGCAACCTACCCCTTTTATTATTATATAAAATAAATATACAATACTTCCGGCATTTAATGTTTATGGTCTAGCTGGTTATGACACGCCGTACATACTGTAACTAAATTATCTGTATTTAATCTTTGTTTCCAATCTTCCTTCAACTCTACAATGTGATGGACCATCAGACGTTTATCATTCACAATACCTTTCTTCAAGCACTCCTGACACAGATACTTGTCACGCATTAGCACTCTCTTACGTTTAGAGCGCCACTGTGACGATTGGTAGAACTCTGTATACTTAGTATCCTTACCATAACGAACGCTTGCATTGTACCTCTTACTGTTGCGTTTGCGTTCCTCGTGTAATTGGTCTTGTGTTAACGTCTTGTTGCCAATACGAACCTTTGGTTCCATGAATGACAATCAATCAACTTCTTTCAAATGATATTTATATTTAATTAATAAAGTTTATTTAATTATTATTATTTTATTTATTACAATTAAAAAAAGAAAAGACAAAACAAAATTGATTTAATCTTTGACGAAAAAATAAACACAATTCATTTTGTCTTAACAAAACATTTCATCAATCAATTGCAAATTAATCATTAAAGTTTATGATCAATGAAACATTCTTATTCAATTGTTCTAATCAACTTAATATATAATTGTTTGTTTACATCAATCTCTTAAACTGATTAAACATTGTAAGTTAATATGTTGATTAGATTGTTCATTGTTCTCACATTCATATAAGTAAAAGATATAATGTTTGAGCTTATGTTGTGATGAACAAAAGAAAGACACATCTTAATCACGAAAGATGTGCCTCAATATAATATAGTTTGTGGTAGTTGTTTAACCTCGTTACCACATCGAGCATAATATAGTATTGTTTATTTATAATGTGCCTTTGAATCAATCGGGCATAATATCATAATAGACCTGTTTATCGTGGACTTAAATAGGGTGTAAGTCCGTTCCTACACATACCCGATATATTCAGCTAACTTAATTAGCATAGCGTTTCTTCTTCTTAATATAGTAGTCTTACTTACATAGAACCTTTCAGCTATCTGTTCCCACTGATTACAGTCAATAGGACAATCCCAGTATCTTAGGCGTATCATTTCCAATGACTGCTCGTCTAACTCGTCTAACAATCTATCCACACCTCTTACAATGTTATGGAGGTTGTTGTACTTCTTATCCTTCATCTTCTTCAATACTTCTTGTTCTACTGGTCTACCAGGCATATTTGATTTTCCACCTTCAGTATTGATGACCTCATGGTTTTCTAACAGTTCATATTCTCTATAGCGTAATTGTTTGCGATACTGCTTAATGTTTTGTATATAGTCCTCTAATTTACGTATGTCATATCGTTCAATTACTATCATCTAATACCTCCACCTACTTAATTAATTTATCCCACTTATCTTTAATCTCTCTAATCTGTTCGTCAGTGTGTTCATCTTCCTTCAACCTCAACACCACATCGCCATGATCATTGAATATAATATCTAACAAGTATGCCACTTCATATTCCAGCGCATCTATCTTAGTATCTTTAACTGCGTTGTATATAAGTGCTATGACTGCTATTACGCCTAGAAGAATAGTTGCTATTATCCAGAACATCATTCACTCACCTCATAATCCATCGGGTACTGATCCACCATATCGTTTGCTTGTCTGCGTGTGATAATTTCATTCGTAACGTATTTGCTTAGTTCGTATAGAGTAATGATTAGTAGTGTTTTAAGTATTCTCATTTCATCGACTCTCCAATCCTAATATGTCCGTTCTAATCTTCTTAACTTTAAAGCCATAAGTATCAGCTAATTCTTTAGCGTCTTTGTAGGTATCAAACAATCTAACTCTTTCAGTATCTAGTGTAGTTACTACAATCGTTTCCGCATGAGTATCACCGTACATTTTTACTACTTCATTAAACATTCTGTTCTCATTATTAACCACAACATAATAGTATTTACCTATTTCCATCTCACTCACTGTCCTTTCTTATATCTTTTAAAGCTTTGTCTTGCACTCTTTGCAACTGTTCTTCGAATGTGCCACCTGGTCGATTAACATAACTTGTTAACCCTTTAACCTCACCTTTTTCTTGCATAATCCACCACAATAAATTAACTAATGCGTACTTATAACCTTCTTTATATTCATCAATATCTTGTGTGTTTATATCTTCAATTGTTTCACGTATCTTAACTTGTATATCTAAAACGTTTAGTTCCATATTCACTCATTGTCCTTTACTATTTAATATATTGTTTTTAAAGTTTTTGAAATCTTTTACCACCTGTCGGATAACTTTAACTCTAACCTCTGCCTTATACTTCTCCTCAGCTTCTTCCTTACTCTCTGCACTCACAATCTCGTAACGCTCATTCTCACGTGGCTTGATGACTTCTGTGAAAGTGTGGTTGGTTGAGTCGGTTATGTGTCGGATTAAATAATTAGTCACGCTGTAACACTTCCTTAACTTTTTGTAGTATGTCTTTATCTTGTTCCACTTGAACCCCACCCACTTTCCCCTCTTGCTGTTTCACTTTCAAACTCCTCCACTGTCTCTAACTCTGGTGTCCATATTGGTACGATAACTAACTGTGCTAGTCGGTCGCCTTTGCTGATTTGATATTCTATTTGGTATGGAGCATAACCACCACTTCCCATAATTTCTTCGTTCTGAATATCTAACAGTCTTTCGCTATGCTTTGTCCCGTACCAATCCTGACTATCATTCTTAACATTAATCTTCATATGACCTTGAAACCCTGCATCAATCTTCCCAGTCTCAACTACAAGATGCGTCTTACTACTCACACCACTTCTGCTTGTAAGTAATCCCACATAGCCTTTAGGAATGTTTACTGCTAGATCAGTTGCGATTAACGCTTTCTGTTGCGGTTCAAGTATTACTGTTTCTGCTGCATATATGTCGTAACCTGCTGATTCATCGTCTGCTCGTTTAGGTTTAGTTGTGTTGTCGCTTAACAATTTAATTTGTAACGTGTTAGCCATTTTGTTTACCCCCTCTTATTTCTCCTGATTAATAATTCCCACAACAATACTTCCCACACCAGCTAATATTACTGGTACAACCTTAGTTGCTATATCTTTACCACCATTCTTCATCGTTGCTTTAGTTGCATCTGTAAAACTCTTTTTATAATCCATTTATTTGTCCTCCAAATATTCACTAATAATCTCTTCTACTTCTTCTGCATACTCTTCAACACATGGGTAGAAACCATGATACTTAACGAAATCATCTTCTATGTTTACAATTGCATCAAAAGCCTTTGCTTTGCGATAGACTTCTTTTAAACTTTCTTTTGCGTTTTTATAATCTGTGTCAGATACCCATAAATTATGTCTGTGTATTATATTTTTAATACCACTTTCATATTGATACTCATACGCCATTCTACTCACCCACCTTAATCCCAATACTATCCAACTTCGCTCTAAAATACTTATACGTGCTGCTCGATGGTTTGTTTCCGATGTGTTGTGAGATTTCGGATAGAAGATTGCGATTTTCTTTATATAGTTTTTGATTATCATAGTCATGTTCTAAAAACTCATCTAACCTACCTTGTAACTTCTCATTCTCATGTTCCAACCTACTAACCTTTGCTCTATACCAAGATAGATCGTCTATAAGGCTGTTTCGTTCTTCCAGCATCTTGTTATATTGTTCTGATAACTTTTCATAATCTTTAACTGTGTTTACCATTCGACATCACTCCTTTACATAGTTGTCCACATTATCAATAGTATAATTGCCAGTATGATTACGACTGCTAGCCAAACTGTGAATTGTTTCATTATTCCACCAGCTTCCCATCGCGCCAGATTAATATCATTGTGAGGTCGTCGTTTAAGATGTAAAAAGCTTGTACGCCATCTAAAGGAAACTCATTATTGATATAATCATTTTCATAAAGAGTGAATCCTGTATCCCCGTGTCTTACTACTAATCTAGGAATCACCGTATCTTCCGTAATTTCTTCTCCGACTTCGACTGTGAAAGTGTCATGTGGATTATAAGAAAATTCATCACTAAATTCTGCCCAGCCCGATAAATTAAAAATTACTGATTTTGCCTTATGTTCATTACAAACATATTCTTTATTTGTTATATCATTTTCAAATCCCCACTCAATCAACTGTGGTAAGTTTAGTTGTTTCTTAGTTTTAATTTTCATTCCTAATCCCCTCCATTATCTTCCTGTTCAGTTTTATATCCTTACGTGGTACTGCTACGATTACATATCGTTTATTTACCTCCATTGTGAATCCCTTAAGACCTTTATCGCGTAGTAACTTTGCAATTTCATGTGTCTGTAGCCCACATGTATTAAATTTATACTTAACTTTTATAGTATCTGATAGGATCATGATAATTTATATTTCTCCATCACAATGTCGTACTTCTCAATAAACTTGTATCTGTCTTGGTGTAACTTCTCGCTCCACTGTGTGTATTCGTCCATTGCTTTAAGTTGTTCAATTAATCCTTTTATTTCTCTCTGCGTCTGTTCAGCGGCAGCCACTGCTTTCCAGTATCTACTTGTACCAACTTCTGCTTCATAACTTGTGTTGCTATATTTTAAGAATTGCTTATATGTTCTATCAGCTCTTTGGAATAATGATTTAACAATCAAGTCGGAATTTTTTAGTAGTATGTCGTTAGGCGTCATTTACTTCACATCCCCGTATTTTCTAATTTATACTTTTGTCGAATAGCATCTGATAGGATCATAGCGCTAATTCTTTCTCTATCTCTGCAATGCTTACTTTTTCTGCAATCATGTGTCCGCCTCTTTCTGCCGCTATATTCTTCACATGATTGTGTCTGCGAGTGCTTGCCATACTATCAAACGCCCCACCAGTAATATTCATCTTCAACATGATCTCTTTACGTGTCCCACCACAGATGACTTCGTCACCTTTGTACACTACATATTCATATTTAGCTGTTCTCATAGTGCCAACTCTCTTTCTATTTCAGATATCAATACTTTCTCTGCAATTAACCTAACGCTATTCGGTCTGTTACTATTTGCTGCACGTCTCTTATTCACACCAGAAGATAAAAATCCAACTGTCTGTTCACTAACCTCTAGCTTCTCGGCACATTCTTTACGTGTGCCAGCACATATAATTTCATCACCCTTGTATATCACGTATTCATAAAGTTGTTTCTGCCCCATACTGTTCACCTCTTAACACGTTCAGTCTTATTAGCAATGTAATCTTTCCATAGTTCAAAATTGTTATCTTCTGTAATTTCATATTGATGTTCAGGTATAGATTCTATAATTGCACTCTCAATCTCTTTGTCGAAGTTGTAACGCAATTCAATCACTTTGCCTATCACTCTCATACCATGGCTATATTCACCTTTACCTAAGTCATGTACAATAATGTATTGTGCTTTGTTAGGATCTAATTCTCTAATCTTCATTAACTCCACCCCTTAAACATTTGATTCCATGTATTATCAAACCAATATTCATCTCTACGCTTAGCGTCCTCTATCATCTGTAGGCGTTCCTGTTCTTTACGTTGCTTATGTTCTTCCAACTCAGCCTTACGTTCAGCACGCTCTCTGTCCTCTGCATTGAGTCTGTCCACACCTTGACGTTGTTCATACTTTCTAATGTAGTTTTTTAAGTGTCGTCTACCTTTCTTCGCATGGTGTTTAATTCTCGTGTAATGGATACCAAGTTGCTTTGCTTCCTTGTAATCTTCCACATCTACAAACACTTCTTCGTTATCATCTATCATCACGAAACATAAGTTACCTTTATCATCTTTAGCTCTACTTAAATTGATGTTCATTAGTATTTTACCTCCGGGTCACTAAATTCTATAAATGTTCCATCTAAATAATCATTCACGTATTTATCCATATCTTTACCAATGCGATCCAACACATCGTTTACTTCTTCATTTGGTCTTTGTATAAATGGCACTGTCTTTTCAAACGATGCAGTATACTTAATCTTGATTGTTTCTTCATTCATCGGAATCACCTTCTATATGAAATCAAATATATCTACTTGATCCACTCTAATTAATTTGTATTGCTGCATGATTTCTTTTAATCGTTTATCATTTACAATATATTCATCTAATCCATATGCTTTATATAATCCGAAAATTCTGTTATCTTTACCGTTTAACGGTATGACTGAACCAACCACTTTACCTTTTGTATCTTTTAAATTGTATTCTGTGTTTAATCCCATGACTTTCTCCTGTTCCAATAGTGGTCCAAATTTGTTCCAATAATTTTATGTTTTTGGAACACCATTTCTCTTACTCTCCCAACGCTTTTACTCTTACCGTTCCAAAAGTTCCAAGTTTTTGAACTCTCCCCTTATATATACTTTCTCTTATATATATACTGATTTTTCTATAGACTTAGAAAAGTTGGAACAATTGGAACAATTGGAACATGGCTAGAGCCACAAGGGATACAGCTGTTCCAATTTTTAAAATTCTTGGAACACTAGCTTAATTTTTGGAACACCTTTTTTATTCTTCTAATTTATCTTTGTGAATATAACACCATTGTGATGTTGGATAACTACCTATTCTTTTTTTAATTTGGGTATATCCTTTTTCAATGATTTTCTTTTTAAACTCTTTTCTTATTAATGGATGTTTGTAACCTTCGAACTCTGACCAATCTCTATAATCTTCATAGACATCAGTTGCTCGTTTTTGTTCTATATCATAACTATCCATAAAAGAAGATAATGGATCATTGTCTTTTCTAAAGTCGTCCATTTCTGTTTGAACAGCTGATGGTAAGTAGATGCCATTATTCTTCAATACTTTTTTTAATCCACCTAAAGCTATATTGAACAGATATGACTTGGCTTCTTCTGTAGTAACCTTCTTAGGTAGGTTAGGGTCTTCTTTTGATGTTCCTCTAATGCGTGCATTGAATGGCACAATGATTAACCTGTCGAATACACCGTTGCTATTTTCATACCAACGTGGCAATCCGTTTGCACTGAATACTAATTTGGCATAGTTTTCAAATGCGAATACATCTTGTCCTTTATATGCAGCTAACACTGGTTCACCAGTTGATAGCTTTTTAAAGTTTGAAGCGTCATCTATACTTTTTAGTGGTATGTCATCACCAGCGTTAAGTAGTTTGTGGTGTAATGATGATACGTTGAACTGTTCACTTAATGCTTGAAGTGACACACTCGAAGTGTTTTCTGTTCCAACCATCGCTTGCATCATTCTTAATAACAATGACTTACCGTTACCACCGCTACCAACAAAAAGAAATGACTTTCCAATGAAGTTTTCTTTATATAGAAGGTATCCGAATATTTGTGTGAACATTTCTACGATTTCTGTATCTTCATCAGCTATGGTAAATAATGTTTCACTTACGATTTCAGACTTCGCATCTGCATCATAGTTAACATTGAATCTTGCAGTGAATATCAAGTCTGGTGTATGCGATATTAATTCGTTTTCTTTTATGTTATACACGCCGTTTTTGACTGGTATTAAATGTGCTGGTTCTTCATCTTTATGAGGTGCCATCGTGCGCAAATATTCTAATACTTCTGTTTGTTGGGTTCTTCTTAATTTTGGAATTTGAGTAACCATTGCATGTTTTACTAAGCGTTCGTCATCTATATAGATACCGTCTTTATATACGTGAAGTCTGTTGTTGATATTGATCACGTGGTACTTACTCATGATGTATTCTGCAAATTCATTGTGATGGAATTTAGGTTGTTGGTTATCTTCTTTTTTAAAGAATCTTGCTTCATTCTCTTGTATGATGCTTTCGGTTTGTTTTTCTGCAAACTCATAGATGTTATCCATGTAATCCTCCTTTCTTACTTGATAGGGTCATACTGTATATTGTTGTTATTACAATGTGTTTTATATATTCCGTTGAAATGATGTAATAGTTTTCGTTCTTCTAATGGAGGGTGATTTTGTAAGTTCCACATACTTAGTAATTCATAAGCTATATCACGACTAAATTTGTTTATAAACAATCCAGCCATAGCTTCTGTAGCATGTGTGCGTTGACCATCACCCACGCCTTTTAATAGGTGTATCCATTCATCATCTTCTTTACTGCGTTTGTGTGTGCCATTCTTACGCATAGTTTTTTCTTGTTCTTGTATACGTTTTGCATGTTCAACTAATGGCGTTGGATCTAACAACTCGTTATCAGAGTAATGAAGTTTGTAATCCGAACCATCATTTTCTGTTGTCGGTAAATTCATAGCGTGGCATTGTGAAACACTTGCTGGGTCATAAAACACTATTGACTTACTACCTTCATACTTATTTTTTTCTAATTCACTTTTCATCTTTAAAAATTTGAGAATAAACAATGTGACTTGTTTATAATATTTAGATTCAATTTCTTCTTTTAAAGGAATGCATAACCTGTAACGCTGTTCACTTTCTGTATGACTATGCGTTGGGTAAATTACATAAGCAAATTGAAATCGGTCTTTAATAAATGAAGGAAAATCAATTGTGTTAGGTATATCATCTACATCAATAGTTATCATGCTTCTAGTTTTAGTTTGTTCATTATTTCTATATGTGGCGTAACCAGCCACCATTACACCAGCGCTACCTTTATCTGTATGCGTTTTAACCTTAGATAAGGTATCAATAAACTCATGAAAGGTTAGTTGATAATGTAATGGATTAGCTACGTCACTGTGGTTCTTAAAATATGTGATAGTGTGCTTAACGCTCATTTAAATCAATCACTTTAGAGTTTCTATCAAATTCTTCTTCGCATTCATCTCTGAAATCTATAACATGACCTTTTTCTAAATATACGTATTCCGCGGCATCTGGTGAAGGTAGATAATCCTCCAATTCGATATAAATGTCATAAATTTCATTTAATTTTTTAGTTACAAAATCTTTATCGCTCATTTGAATTTCCCCCTTTAGAATGGCAATTCGTCTTTTAGATCGTTTGTTCCGTTAGCAAAAGCATTGGTGTTATTTTGTTTAGCGTTCTGATTAGAGCTTTGTCCTTTACGTTCAACAAACGTAACTTGGTTAACAACTACATCAGTTGTGAAAACTTTTTTACCATCTTTGCCATCAAAACTACCTGTTTGAATAGATCCTGTGATTCCAATTTTTTGACCTTTACTAAAGTTGTTTGCGATTATTTCCGCAGTTTTCCCAAACGCCTTACAAGTTAAGAAGTCTGTTTCGTACTCGTCTGTTTGTTTATTTTTGAATGGACGTTGTATTGCTACTCTAAAACTCGCTACGTTACTGTTTTGTCCTTTAAGTTCTACATCTGCCACTAAATTACCTAAACCGTTAAAAGTATTCATATTTATTTACCATCCTTTTTATTTTTAAATTGTGTTATTCCGTTATCTAATCTAATGATTGCTTCTTCGGCATCTTCACTTGATAGTTTGTTTAAATCTATATTCATTTTCTTTCTTAACTGTTGTTCAGTTATATCCATTAGTGGTGCCAATTCTTGAATTTTACTTACAACATCTTTTGTTTCTGAATCGCTCGCTGCTTCAAATGGTTGTTCTGGCATTACATCGCCGTTGTAGATGTACAATCCTAAACCATGTAAAGCTGCCGCTTTAACGAAACAACGTTTATATGTTTTATTTATTTGGAACATGTCTGCTTGTTTGTATGCTACTGATTTATTTTTAAAGTCCAATACCGGCAATGTTTCTGTTGCTGTTTGACCTTTAATCGTGATAGATACAGTCACGCTATAACCTTCTGGTGTAGCAAGATATGGAACGAAGTATTGCTCGTTCGCTACTTCTGGATGTGGATATTCGTGTATCTTCACTGAATATTGTGGGTCAACTTTCATTAATTCTTGGTGTGCATATGACCAGGAAAGGTAAGATAAACCGTTCTTCTTGTCTACATGATCGTTAACGTTTAATTGATTTAATTGTTCAAATAATGATTGTTCACTCAATTGAATGGCACCACACTTTCAAATGTTACAATTGCATATTTTTTTAGTACTTCCACTTTTTCGTGAAGTGTTTTATCTATGGTTAATATTTCAAAATCATCTTCATCAAAACGTCTTGCATTAATTTTGTTGTCTGTATATTCAACTTCTTCAATATTTTTATTAGGTCTATTAGTAATATATAAATCTAAACCTTTATGTTTGATTAAGAAGTATATTTTTTCGTGTGAATCCGTTTTAGTTGGTTTTGTCATAATCGCTTATCCTCCTCTAGTAAATATAGTTTTTCGTCGAAATCTTTTTTATTGCTTAACGCTTTCCAAACTTGTGTTTCGATTGTCCCTTTAGTTTTAAATTTGATAATCTCCACTCTGTCATGTCCTCCATGTCTGATACACCTGCCACGTGATTGCTGATACTGTGTGAAGCTATAAGTAGGACAATAATAAATAACTTGACTTGCATACTTTAATTCGATTGCAGCACTACCAGCTTGAATTTGTACCAATGTGACACTGTTAGTTAAAGTTGGGCGTTCTTCTTGCGTCGGTAGCTCAAAGTTTTGGCCGCTTACTTCGAACACTGTTTTATCTAACTTACTTATCATCTGTAGTAGATTGTCTTTTTCTTTAGTGAATTGATAAAAGATAACAACATTATCATTGGTACTTTCCAACAACTCTTTTGTGTAGTTTACTTTTGATTTTTGGTTCGACAAGTAACGTAATGTTGCAGCTAGTTTGGGAGGGCTATCTAATATGACTCGTTCGTCATCTATTTCAATCACTCTATCTTTTGCTGCCTTTTTATAAATAGTTGATTTATTAAACTCAACAAAACGTTCGGTTACTTGTGGCAAATCTACAAAGTAAGATGTTTCTTTCATAGTTGATATTGATTGCCAAAGGCTTTCTAATTTATTGGTATTTTGGAAATCTACAATTTGTTTAATGGATCTACCGCCAAAATGCTTAGTTTCGTATATAGCATGTTTCCTTAGAAACTCCGTTTTATTCTTGTAAAAATTGAAGATAATTAAATAATTCATAAACTTCTCCCAATTCTCACCAGGCGTTGCAGATAGCATTGAAAAGTTAGTAGATGCTTTGCACAATTTTTGCGCTGCCTTTCCTCTGTTGCTTGTCGGATTCATGAAGTAATGCGCTTCGTCTAAAATTACAAAGTAATCTTTGAACTTTGAATACTCTTTAGCAAGCATTGAAGATGCTACAACTTCATAATCAATTTTTATATTTTCGTGTTCTTCTACTTTTTGTATCTCGTAATCCCATTCGTTACTTTTCTTCTTAGTTGGAGGGCAAACTATAAGTAATGGTTCGTTATCTCTATGCTTCAAGTAATGGTAAATTGAAATTAAAGACTTACCCGAACTTGTACCTAAAGCAAAGTAATGAGAAGGGTTAGCTTCGTTCAACACTTGTTCTTGTGTTGGATATAAAATCACTGTCTTACGCCCATTTCATTTGCCATATTTATAGCAGTTTGAATGTTTTTCCATGCGCCCTCTGTAATTAATGTGTCGATAGTTTCAATTAAATCTTCTACATAAGAAACGTCGTTAGCTACAATAGCTATCGTGCCATGTTGTTTTAATGAATCAATCTGGGCTATTTGAATTGGTTTAACTCTTCCGCCCTTTTCACGTTTGACTTCGATAAATAATGCAATTCCTCTATAGATTGAAAATAAGTCGGGTATGCCTACTGGAACCCCAGGGCTTCCACCATGTGTTTTCATAACGAAAGCGCCATTGTTCTCTAAGAATTTTCGAATCTTGTTTTCAACCTTTTTCTCTGGTCCCAATTGCAAACCTCCTACGTATGATATATAATTAAGTTGTTAAATTTATTAAACCTTTGACTGTTAGGCGTTGCAGCGCTTAGCGGTCTTTTTTTTGCTTTTAGATAGTTAATCCAACTATCCCAAGCCATATAGCTAAAGCAAACGGCTACCCAGTAAATTAGAAACAAGTGGATAAAGTCTTTCGTGAACATCAAAGCTATGAAGAATACGACTATAGCTGTTGATAATGCTAGTAAACCTCTCACTGTTTAACACCTCCGTTAAATATTTCTAAAAAGTTATCTTCTAAAAACTGTTGCATCTTGTTCCCTACAAATCTGTATTCGTCATTGTTATGAATGGGATAATGTGAAAACTGTTTGATTTCTTTTTTGTACTTCGGTATTTCTAAGATGTTATCCTTTAACCACTTGCGAGTTTTACTTGTTTCATACTCAAGATCCTTCATCGTCCACCATGTTTTGATGTACATATTTATTACTCCTTTCTGTTGGTTCAGCACCCACATACAACATTCAGTCTTGGCAATGACTTAATAATGTATTGTTGCGTGGCTCATATCATCGCCTACTATCGCTCATAAATGCTCTATGTGAGCGCTGAAATACGTTTTATTCTTTTGGTTTAAATAATTCTTCTGATGTATAGCCTGGGAACAATTTTTTGTTTATTAACATTGCTTGTTCAAAAGTAAATGAATATTTCCCCTTTGTTCTATCTCTTACGGTTGTGTAAGGAATGTTCAAAACCCTAGCTATATCTTTTTCTGTGATGTTATGATCCTTCATCGCTGTAAGTAGTTTTGGATACAAAATAATCACCTCCAAAGATACGATGTTTTGCATCTGTATACGATGTGTCGTATCTACAAGTAATACTATATACGATTAATCGTACACATGCAACCATTTTATTTAAAAAAGTACGATTTTTCGTAATAAAACTCTTTACTTCCTATTTAAATGCGTGTATACTTAATTTATCAAATACGAAATGTCGTACAAACAACGGAGGACTTTACAATGAATAATAGAAGTGAATTTGTAGAAGAAAATATCAAAGAAATGGGCTACAACACACGATCATTTGCGAAAGAAATCGGCGTTAGCTACACAACTTTACGTTCTATGTTGGAAAGAAACTTCGAGGGAGCAAAAATAGAAAATGTTATTGCAGTATCAAAAGGTATTGGTGTAACAGTTGATTATTTATTTAATTTAGGTACTGAATTTGAAGAAGTTGAAGCTGCAAATGCAGAAGATGACCTAACTGAAGATGAAATAAAAGAAATAAGAGAGTTTATGAAAAAATATAAAAAGTAATTGTTTTAGGGGTTGAATGCATTGCAAATTAGAGAAGAATTATTAAGTGACTACAAGGATTTAAATGTTGTTGAAACTCAATTTCCTGTAGATAAAGTTAAGGGGTATTATAAAAGAAACAAATATTTACCTAATGGGTTAGTTATTTTAAATAATGATTATGACCACTATATTCAAAACGGTGTATTAGCAGAAGAATTAGGGCATCATGAAACATCTTATGGAAATATCACAGGAGTATATTCGAAAAAAGATAATATCAATGCCGCTCGACAAGAATTGAAAGCTAGAAGATATGGATTTAAATTGGCTGTCCCTTTAGAAAAATTAATAAAGTGCTATAAACAAGGGATATGGGGAGATTTATATGAGATGTGTTTGTTAATGCAAATTGATAGGTCATATTTCTTTGAAGCTATAGAAGATTATAAAAAACAATTTGGAAACTATGTAAAATATGATGGTTACTTCATACAATTTGAACCATTAAAAATAATGAAGAAAGATTAATCCAACTTACGTTGAGTGTCTGGGTACACTCATATCTAAATGTAGGTTGTTTAATATAAAATAAATTTATTATAAGGGAGTGCTATTTGGTGGGATTTTTCGAAAATGCAGAAATAGAAAATGATTATTTGAGTAATTTAAGCAAGGAAGAAAAAAAGGAATACATGCTTAAATCCAGAGCAGAAAAGAAAGAGATTTTAAAATCATTGAAATTAGAAAAAGAAGTTAATAGTAAGAATAAAAATTTAAATGATATAGGCATTAACAAGCCTTCTGATGAATTGGAAAAATCTTTTGATACACTGAATCTATCTTCTAAACTTGGTGGCGTAATGGCAGGTTTAGGTGGAGCAACAATGTCGTTAAAAGAACAGCAATTTATGAAAGAACATGTTTCACACACCAAGCAAAATTTTGCGTTGATGTCGCAAAACGAGAAGATTATTAAGCAGAATGATGAAATCATTGATTTACTTAAAGTTATAGCAAATAAATAATTTGGGGGAATGTTTAATGAAAAAAATATTATTTTTATTAATGGCAAGTTTTTTAGTATTAGCAGCATGTGGCCAAGAAGAAAGCAAGTTAGACGATAAGAAAGAAACTAAATCTGAAGATAAAGAAAGTAAGAAAGATGATAAGGATTCAGATAAAGGATCAGATGAAGAAAAAGATAAGTCAGATGATAAGTCTAATGAAGAAGTAGCGACACAAGATGAAACTACTGAACAACCTGTGGAATCACAAGAACAAGTGAACACTCAAGAACAACAACCTGTTCAGTCGCAAGAAGAAGCACCTGTAGTTGAAGAACAACCAGTTCAACAAGAACCTACAGACCAAGAAAAGATGGAAGCTAATGCTAAAGTAGCTAAAGAACATGGTTATACTGGTATACCAAACGGTGATGCTGGGTTACTAGAACCAGCAGACGAATATTATTCTAACGACCAACTAGACCCAGAAACTGGTCTGCCTATGGATGATGCTGTACCACATAAAACAAATGAATAATTCTAAGGGCATTTAACGATGCCCTATATATTTTTATCTTTTTTTAGGAGGAATGACTATGACAGTCAAAAAGTACGAGAATGGTAAATGGGGATATTACTTTGGACATGATGGCAAACGTTATCGTAAACAAGGATATAAGACCAAGCGTGAAGCTACCGAAGGAGAAACACAAGCAAAGAATCAACTTATGCAAGGTGTGATTATCAATAATAAAAGTTCATTCATTGAATATTATAACCAATGGATTGATGTGAATAAAAAAGGCGTAATCACAGATCGTGCCTATCAAACATTTGTGAATGCGATTAATCAATTCAAATCATTTTTGGAAACTGAAAAGCTTTCAGATATACGAATGGATAATTTCAACACTACTCTATATCGTAAGTTTATTAAATGGTATGGCGAAACGCACGCAACGGAATCAGTTAGAAAAGTCCACAACTGTATTAAAGCGTCAATTGAAGATGCGATACAAGAAGGCTTAATGTTGAAAGACCCTACTTATAAAGCTGTTGTAAAAGGTAGTAAGCCTACACAACGAGAAGAAGATAAGTTTATGAGTATTAAAGCATTTAATGGCTTAAAAGACTATGTTAAAGGCACACACAAGCAATCGTACTTATTCATATACTTGCTTATCGTTACTGGTGGAAGATTTGGAGAAGTGCAGCGATTAAATAAGACTGATTTTAATTTTGTAACTAATACTATCCACCTACCCGGTACAAAAACAGAAACATCGGATAGAACAATAGACATTCCTAAAATGGATATGAAGTATATTGAAACTGCCCTATCAATTATGCCAACGAATATGAGTGGTCAATTATTTAACACAGGTACATCGTTAATTACAAACAATGCAGTGACTAAAGTTTTACAAAAATACTGTTTAGAAAATAAGTTAGGCAAATACACTTTACACTCCATCAGACATACCCATTGCTCTTACCTACTTCACAGTGGTGTATCAATATATTACATTTCAAAACGCTTAGGACATCGCAATATAAAAACGACTATGGATGTTTATTCTCACTTACTAGATGAAACGGCAGAAATAGAGAAAGACAAGGCTATGACTGCATTAGAAGCAATGCCAACATCGTTGGCGTAAGGATATAAAACGAATGCCAATATTGGCGTTGCATTGGCTTAAAAGTATAATTACGGTATATACCGAAGTACATCGAGATATAAGAAAACCCCGTTATATCAACGTTTTGATTAACGAAGTATAACGAGGAATATCGAATTTACGGAGAGTGAGGGA